AGATATGTATTATATTATGAGCACGGATAAAGATTTTTATCAGTTAGTTTCCGAAAATGTTCATGTTTGGTCGCCAACGAAGAAAAAACTGTATACACCGGAACTTTTGTTAGAGGAATATGGAATAACATCAAATAATTTTATAATGTATAGAATATTAGATGGCGATGTATCTGATAATATTGATGGAGTAAAGGGAATAGGTATAAAAACGATTCATAAAAAACTTCCAATTTTATCGGAATCAACTGAAGTGACAATTGATAGTTTGCTTAGTTTTTGTAATGGAAAAGATGGAAAAGTATATGAATCTCTGTTAAATTCCGAGGATTTGTTAAGAAGAAACTTTCAATTGATGCAGTTAAAGAATGTAGATATTTCTGGAACATCAAAACTGAAAATAATTGACGCTATTCGTGATGAAGTTCCTCGGTTAAACAGATGGAATTTTGAAATGCTTGCCAGAGAAGATTATATTAATGGATCTTTTCCAAATTTAGAGCACTGGCTTAAGGAATGCTTTGATAAATTAAATTCATATGGAATAATGCATGCAAAATAATATAGATAGGATTTCACAGTATGGTTATAAATTTCAAATTAAATTAATATATTCATTATTAAACGATAATAAATTTTTAGAACAAATCGTAGAAGCTCTTGATACCAAATATTTTGAAAATGATTCATTTACTTGGTTAGTAGATACGATAAAGGCACACTTCAAAAAGTATAAAACTGCGCCGTCATTAGAAGCACTTGCTGTATATGTAAAAGAAATTTCAAATGATCTTTTACGAGACACAGTAAAAAATGCGTTACGAGATATGTTGCAGGACACCGATAACACCGATTTTATAAAAGACAAAACTATTGAATTTTGCCAGGATCAGGCTCTTAAAAATGCAATATTTGATGCTGTCGGATTATATCAAAGTGGAAAACGAATTGAAGTTCGCCATTTGATAGACAACGCTTTAAAAGTTGGTATAGATAGTAATATTGGACACGATTATTTAGAAATGTTTGCTCAAAGAATTGAGCAATCGGCTAGATTAACTGTGTCAACTGGATGGAGAGTTATAGATAATATAACCGGTGGTGGGTTGGGGCCCGGAGAATTGGGTGTTGTAGTTGCTCCTTCTGGCGTTGGTAAAAGTTGGAATTTAGTTAGTATGGCTGCTTCTGCTGTAAAACGAGGACTCAATGTTGTATACTACACGATGGAGTTGAGTGAGGCATATACTGGACTGAGATTTGATAGTCATTTTACTGGAATAGATTCTTCAAATATTCAATATCATCAAGATGAAGTTTTACATTTGATGAGAACTATGCCGGGAACTCTTATAATTAAGTATTACCCGACTAAATTTGCTACGGTTCAGACTTTACGTAGTCATATTGAAAAAATGAAAATTATACGTGGATATACACCAGATGTTATATTCGTTGATTATGCGGATTTATTAATTGGCGTTGGGACCGAGAAAAGATTTGTTTTGGAGAATATTTATGAGGAGTTAAGAGGACTTGCGGGCGAGTTGCAGGTACCGCTGTGGACGGCTAGCCAGGCAAATCGTTGTCATGTTTTAACTGACAAAGTTATCACTGTAAATGGTGAAACCGAGATTGGAAATATTAAAGTTGGTGACGAGGTTTTGACTCATAAAGGATATAGAAAAGTAACTGAAGTATTTCCAGTACAATCTCAGGCTGTGTATAAAATTAAATTAAAATCTGGAAAGGAAATAACAATTTCTTCAAATCATGAATTGCCAACTTTATATGGTAAACTAAAATCCATAGAAACTGGACTTACTGTTGGTGACAAACTTTTTACAAAAAAATAGGAATATTAATGAAATTACACGATTTAAATATATCAGATTTTGAAATGGATGAAATTGTATCTATTGAATTGGTAGGCGAGCGTGATACTGTTGATATTACGGTTGATGATACTCATATGTTTTTTGCTAATGGAGTGTATTCTCATAACTCTTCATTGGAAAATGATGTAATTGAAGCCGATAAAATTGCAGATGCATATTCAAAAATCATGGTGTCTGATTTTGTTATGAGTGTTTCTCGTAAAATAAATGATAAGGTTAGTAATACAGCCAGATTTCATATTATAAAAAATAGATTTGGTAAAGATGGTATGACATTTCCAGCCGATTTTAACGCTTCAATTGGATTAATTGATATCCATGAGGATACCAGTTCTCCAGGAAAAGAAGTAGTTCATAAAATGGAAAATACAAATGAAGTTGTTCGTCAATTATTAAAGAGAAAATATGATGAATTAGAAGGTGATGGATTTGAATAATGGGATTTTTTGATTTTTCAGATTCTACAAATGAACAACTTTTTTTTGAGGAGTGCAAAACACCCGCGCAAACTCAATTATTTGGAGAAACTATTGAAAAATATCATAGTTATGTAAAATATGTAAACCCGCCACAACGTAGATTGAATTGGAATGTGTATGAAACAAAAAGCGGTAATCATGTGGGTGCTATAGGACTAAGCAGCTGCGTCCTTGCAATAGCAGCACGTGATTCTTGGATTGGGTGGGATAAGGATGATCGGATCAGTCATTCTAACAATGTCGCTAACAATTACCGCTTTTGTTTGATACAAAATAATATAACGATACCTAATGTGGGATCAATGACTCTTAAATTACTTCGTAAACATGGAAGGGTAAGATGGAAGGAAAAATATGGGGATGAATTAGTCTTATTAGAGACATTCGTCCAACCTAAAATAGAGGGTAACGATGAAAACCAAAGGAACGGAGCCGTATATTTAGCTGATAACTGGATACTAGTAGGGGAAACTATGGGGAACAGTATCAGCAAGGCTCCGTTACTTTTGTGGAAAAAAGAAGATAGTCCGAGAGGTGAATTAGCAAGAACTGATCCAGAAGCTGCTATAAAAAAATATGCAGTGGCAAGTGAAAGATTTCATATTACAACAAGTGAAAAGAAACTTGTTTTTGTTAAACCTTTGGTAAAAAATTGGAAAAAAATTTTAATAAAAAACTAATTTTATTAATAACCTGTTGTATATTTATATGACAATAGGTTATAACCGACCTTACAATCGCATTTTTAATTTAAATTTTGGAGAATAATATGACTTTATCTAATGAGATATTGTCGGGCATTACTGTCTACATGAAGTATGCTCGATACCTACCAGACCAATATAGACGAGAAACTTGGGAAGAAATTGTAACTAGAAACAAGGAAATGCATCTTAAAAAGTTTCCACACTTGGCAAGTGAAATTGAAGAAGCATACAAATATGTATATGATAAAAAGATATTACCGTCAATGAGAAGTTTGCAGTTTGCGGGAAAACCAATAGATGTAAACCCAACAAGGCTATATAATTGTTCATTCCTTCCAATAGATGATTGGAGAGCATTTTCTGAAGTAATTTTTTTACTTTTGGGAGGTACTGGAGTGGGATATAGTGTACAATTTCATCATATTGATAAATTACCAGAAATACGAAAACCTATTAAAACAAAACGATATTTAATAGGAGATTCTATAGAAGGTTGGGCAGATGCAATTAGAGTTTTAACGAAATCGTATTTTACAGGAAGCCCAAAGCCAATTTTTGATTTTAGAGACATTAGGCCAAAAGGGTCATTGTTAATTACGTCTGGGGGGAAGGCACCGGGTGCAGAACCTCTAAAAGAATGTTTATTTCAGATAGAAAAAATATTAGATCGTAAAGAAAATGGTCAAAAATTAACTCCTTTTGAAGCACATTTGATTTTGTGTCACGAAGCAGACGCAGTTTTGGCAGGTGGAATTCGTAGAGCAGCAATGATATCTTTATTTTCATTTGATGATGATGAGATGCTGACTTGTAAATTCGGTAATTGGTGGGAAACATATCCTGAATTAGCAAGAAGCAATAATACAACAGTAATTGACAGGAATCGTATAGAAAAGTCAGAATTTTTTGAATTGTGGGAGAAAATAAAAGCATCTCGTTCTGGTGAACCAGGATTCTTTTTTACAAACGATACCGAATATGGATTTAATCCATGTGTCGAAGCAAGTCTAAGAGCATTTACATTTTGCAATTTAGTTACACTTAATGGTATGTCTATAAAAGATCAAGATACTTTTAATAAGTATTGTAAAGCAGCGTCATTTATAGCAACTTTACAGGCTAGCTATACAGATTTTCATTATCTACGAGATATTTGGAAAAAATCAACTGAAAAAGATGCATTAATTGGTGTATCTATAACCGGAATATCATCTTTTGATTTTACTAAATTAGATGTTAAATTAGCCGCTAAAATTGTTACTGATGAAAATGAACGAGTAGCTAAAATTATTGGTATAAATAAAGCATCTCGTACTACCCTAATAAAACCGGAGGGAACTACTAGTTTAGTACTTGGTACAAGTTCTGGAATACATCCTTGGCATAGTAAATATTATTTACGTAGAATACGGGTTGGAAAAAATGAAGCCATATATACATATTTATCACAAAATCATCCAGAATTGCTAGAAGATGATTTTTTTAAGCCAAATATACAATCAATTATAACTGTACCACAGATGGCTCCAGAGGGTGCTGTTTTGCGAAAAGATGAGAGTGCTATTTCATTATTGAATAAAGTTAAATATTTTCACACAAACTGGATTAAACCTGGTCATAGAAAAGGTGCGAATACTAACAATGTGAGCGCAACTATTACTATAAAAGACAATGAATGGGATGAAACTGGTGAATGGTTGTGGAATAATAAAAATTCCTATACAGCACTATCATTTCTACCATACGACGATCATACATATGTACAGGCTCCTTTTGAAGATATCACTAAGGAAAAATATGATGAGCTAATATCACACTTACGAAATGTGGACTTATCTAAAATTGTTGAATATGACGATCAAACATTGCTTCAGACAGAATTGGCTTGTGCTGGCGGTGCATGTGAGATTCGTTAGGAGTCTTATGGTAGAAGTTAATACAAAATCATTTACTCGGGAGGTACTTCATTGTACCTCCCCAGTTATTGTCTATTTTTGTGTGGGATGGTATATTCCATGCAAAGTAATGAATGATGTCGTATCTCAAATTCAAGAACAACATCAGAATATAAAATTTTGTAAAGTAGATGCTGATCATAGCAAGGCTTTATTAAAAAGATATTCTATAAATTCAATTCCCACCGTTATGTTTGTCAACAACGGACAGGTTGTCAGCACTTTAAAAAGTATTTTCAGTAAAAAACTTATCATACAAGAAATAGAAAAATTAGGTTTTTAATACTTTTTTTCGTATATTTGTATATTAAATAATAGAAGGTTTTATGACGGATTTATCAAGTTTTTTTGAGACAGATTCGGATCACGAATCTAAAGTACAAGAATTTAAAGACAATTTAAATTTATTAAAAAGTATGTCGGTTGAAGAACATACTCTGTATAAGAAATGGCAGGACATTAATTTTAGATTTAGTGGACATGCTTCTAATTTACGTATAGTAAAAAATAAAATATGGAAACCATATGATATCTTTGATTATGAAAAAACTGTAGATCAAATTTCCAATATAGTTCCAAAAATAATTCTTGTTGATAATGATGATGATTTATTTACTTGGAATACTTTGCGTGATTTTACTCATAGCATGGGATTTGATGCTAATATTGGTAGAAACCTAAAATTTCTTATTTTGGATGTAACTTCCGAAAAATATCTTGGTATCCTAAATTTGGCTTCTGATGTAATATCTATAAAATCACGAGATGAGTGGATTGGGTGGACTTCAGAAGACAGGTTGGAAGGAAAACGATTGAATAATACTGCGATTGGAAGTTGTATACTTCCGACCCAACCATTCGGATATAATTTTCTCGGGGGAAAATTAATCGCAAGTATACTCACCTCACAACAAGTTCGTCATGCTTGGGAAGCTCGCTATAAAGATAGATTGGTGGGATTTACAACCACTAGTCTGTATGGTCCATATTCTATGTATAATGGAATTCCATATTGGAAGCCAGTTGGAAAGACCGCTGGTCGTGTTATAATAAAACCGGATGACGAAGCATATAGTTATATGCTACAATATATTAAAACTCATAGAAAAGAGGATCATGATAAATTATTAGATGCTGGAAATGCTATCGGTGTAACCAGTGGCTACAAACAGAGAGTAATAGCTCTAATATTCAACGAACTCGGTCTTAAAATATCCGACTATGAACATGGATATGAACGTGGAGTATATTTTGCCCCAATTTATGAAAACACAAAAGAGTTTTTATGTAGAAAAATTGATGAATCCGAATTATCATTAAAGTCAAATCATTTACCTGGCGGTTTTGGAGATGATATATATTCAATTTTTGACTGGTGGAAAGAAAAAGCACTAAATAGGTATCAAAAATTATTCTCAGAAAATAAATTGAAACCAGAAATATTATTTTATGATGAAATGATAGGAATGACTTGGCAGGAGGCTAAAGAAAAATACCTAGATCAGGTAGGCAGATAAATTTATGGAATTTTGGGATACGGGTTACTCTGAAAATAGTAGAAAAGCGTTAGTTATACCAAATATAACTAATTCTCAGAACATTGAAAAGGATAGTTTTGTAGATGTGATTTTCAATCATATAAATGCTTTAAAACAGTTTGGAGATTATTATTGGCATATAATTTTACCAAAGCCAGTAAGAAAACTAAATCTAGAGAACGTCAAACAGCACTTTGCTCCAATTTCTGGTGATATGATCTATATGAGAACATCATTTCCGAGAGAAATCATAAATTTGATGAAAAACATTGAATACGATGTGGTTTATTCGCATCTCCCCGATTGGTACATGGTTGCTAGATATACTGACAAAAAAATTGTTGGATATAGTCATTGGTGGGAGATGAAGTCATGCAATTCGGAAGATAGGAAGAATAGATCCCGGAATTTTGATGCTGAGATATTGGGTGTCTTGAAAATGGATACTTGTTTTCTTAACACCCAAGATCAAAAAAATCGTGTTATAAAAGAGGCAAGTCTTAAATTTAATGATCAGATATTACAACAATTGGATGAAAAACTTCAGGTTTGGAATTTGGGAGTTCCGCCAGATAAAATATTAAAAGATAGCGTAAGTAATAAAGAAAAAATTATAGTTTTCAATCATCGGGCCGCTGCTTATAAAGGTTATCCACGATTTTTAGAATTAATGCAGGAATATCGTACTAGAAGAGATGACTTTACTGTATGGGTACCTCAGTTACAAGAAGATCCTCCATTTAATTGGATTACTAACACTAAAGTGGATAAAGAGGAGTATTACAGAAGATTACAAATATGCTCTGTTGGTGTCCAAATGATTCAATCTAATTATGGATGGAGTGTATCTGCTACAGACTGTATGATGAATGGAACTCCAGTTATTTTTCAAGATAGTTTGTGCTATAGGGAAATAGATCCGTTTGGAATGTTTTTTAAGTATAAAAAAGACTTTTTTGATTTATTAGATAGTATGCTTGACGATCCCGTACACCGAAAAAGAATGGAATTGAGAAGTTTGTCACGAGCTGAAGAACTTTCTCAAAATGAAGCAAAAATGATACAAATTTTACACAAAAAGTTAGGAGATTGAGTGTACCAAGCAATTTTTTATGAAAATGAAAATAACAAAATCCATCTTTGGGATTCGGAAGAAGGCTACAGTTCTTTTAAGTATCGTAGATATGCTTATATAGAAAATGCTGCAGGAACTTTCAGATCTTTGAGTGGGAAAAAATTGAAAATGACCGGAAGATGGTCTAAAGAAGATGAAGAAGATGGTATTGTACATGAATATGACATATCTCCAGAAATGAGAGTTCTGGTTGATAAATATTTGGATAGTGACGAGATTTCTGACAACCATCAAGAAATAATCCTTGATATTGAGGTTTCAATGGAAGGTGGAAAACCAGACATTGACAGAGCTACAAATCCTATAACTGCTATTTCATTTTATTTAAGTAAGTCGGATTCTTATACGGCTATAATTCTGGATCCAAATAAAAAAATAAAATCGCACAAAAAAGATAATGTAAATGTAATTTCTGTTGGAAGTGAGGAAGATTTATTAAATAAATTTTTATTGCTTTACATTGAGGCTGCTCCGACGGTATTGACTGGATGGAATACAGATTATTTTGACGTTCCGTATCTATATCATAGACTTCAAAGAATTTTAGGGCCAGAAATGGCTGGGTGTTTAAGTCCGATAGGTATAGTAAAGTGGGTGGCTTACCGAGAAAGATATAGATTGGCTGGTGTTAACTGCTTGGATTACCTGGCGTTATATAAAAAGTTTACATTTTCCGAAGAGCCTACTTATAATTTGGATGCGATCGCTACAAAAGAATTGGGTTTTGGAAAGATAAAGTATGACGGATCTTTGGATTCTTTGTTTGAGAATGATATAGAGAAATTTCTGGAATACAACATAAATGACGTTAAATTAGTTAAATTATTGAATGATAAACTTAAATTTATTGATTTGGCTAAAAATATATGTCATAAAGGACATGTTCCGTATGAAGATGTGTATTATTCGTCTAAATTTCTGGAAGGTGCTATGTTAGTTTACATGAAAAAACTAAATTTAGTAGCCCCTCCGAACAATAACAGAACAAACAAAGTAAGCGAAGATAGGTTTGAAGGTGCTTATGTAAAAGAGCCAATTCCAGGAAGATATGAGTGGGTGTTTGATGCGGATATGCAATCTCTATACCCATCCATCATCATGTCGCTTAACATCTCACCGGAGACTAAGGTAGGAAAGGTTATCGGATGGAACCATGAGGAATTCTCACGAAATGTTGATAAAACGTACACATTACAACTTGGTGCTAAATCAAGTAAATTGACAACCGACGAATTAAAAGAAATTCTTTCAGAAAGTAAATTTGCTATAAGTACCACCGGAGTTTTGTATACAACTGATAAAAAGGGTATCATCCCAGCTATTCTTGAACAGTGGTTCGCAGAAAGAGTGGAATATAAAAATTTGATGAAGAAATATGGAGATGCTGGAGACACAAAGATGTATGAGTATTTCAAAGCTCGCCAGTATGTTCAGAAAGTTCTGCTAAACTCTTTATATGGAGTTTTAGGTCTTCCAGTATTTAGATTTTATGATTTGGATAATGCTACTTCAGTAACCGGATGTGGTCAGGAAGTTATCAAGTATGCTCAGAAAATATCAAATTATTATTATAATACTCAAATGGATACAAATGAAGATTATGTAATTTATACTGATACTGATAGTTTGTTTATGAGTGCTCTACCACTGATTAAATACCGACATCCAGATGTAAATTTGGAAAATGAAGCTGTAATGGCAATGCATGTTATAAATGTTGCTACCGAATTACAAAAGTTTGTAAATGATAGCTTTAATATTTTTGCAAAAAGATTCCTAAATATTTCTAAACATCAGTTTTATATAAAACAGGAAATGGTAGCTAAGTCCGGAATATTTCTTGGAAAGAAGAGATATGCTCTTAAAGCGATTAACGACAACGGTGTTGCTGTCAATAAATTAGAAGTAAAAGGTATTGACATTGTAAGAGCAGACTTCCCACCAGCGTTCAGGACGCTCCTGAAGGATCTTTTGAATGATATATTGGATGGCACAGAAAAAGATCATATTGATAAAAAGATTTTGGATTTTAAGAAAAAAATTCGTACATTAGGACTTCAAGATATTGCAAAACCTACGAGTGTTCAGGATGTTACAGCATACACCCTTGACACCACAAAGAGTAAATTTGCAGATTCTAGTTTCAATGGTTTCAAAAATTATAAAAAGGGATCGCCAGCGCATGTTAAGGCTGCTATTATGTATAACAATTTGTTAAAATATTATAACTTATTGGATAGGTTTGCAAAAATATCAGACGCAGATAAAATTCGGTGGGTTTATGTGACTCAAAATGAATTTGGTATAGATGCTCTTGCGTATCGTGGGTATGACGATCCAGATGAGATCATGAATTTTTTACATTCACATATCAATCATGAACACATGTTTGATTCTATATTTTTGAAGAAATTGGTTGATCTTTATTCTTCTCTCGGATGGTCGTTACCGTCTGAGAGACAAAAACATGCTGAAAACTTTTTCGCATTTTAATATGTGTGCTTTACGACCGTCAGGGTAGGCGCGCAAGCCCGCTGTGTATGATGGAATATGACGGCTAGATGCAGCAATGGTGCAAATCCACGGAAGCACACTTTTGTATTTTTTAAATAAAAAATGGAGGATAATATAGTGCACGGAGCTAAAAGAGAGTATTTTGATTGTCTTGGCGATCATGAGATGGTTGCTATTACAGCAAATGAAGATAAAGATTGGGGATTGATAGAACTAGCAATATGGTCGCGTGGAATGCACGGAACCGTTGGTAGTTGGAAGTATAGACTACGTCATATTTGGAAGATATTGACAACTGGAACACCATATTTAGATCAAGTAATTTTTGATGAAGCGGAATTTTTAAAATTTAAGAACTTTATTTCTAATATTTATGTGAAGGATACTCCTAATGGATAAAACAAAATTAAATCGGTTTATTTCTAAATATTACTTAAATGGTATGGTTGAGAGTGTAGTGTGGAAGAGCACAGACGATCTCTCAGTTAAATTTGTTGATGACACCAAAAGTTTGGTCGGAGAAGTTGTTTGTAGTAATGCAGCCTTTCCAGAAAGTGACTTCGGAGTAAATCAAACTTCAAAACTAAGATCCCTATTGGGAGTTTTGGGTGACAAAATTGAAATTGATGTAAATACTAAAGGTGGTGTTGCATCGTCTCTAAATATAGCTGATTCAAATGTTGAGGTTAACTATATGTTATCTGATATTTCAATTATACCAAAAGTTCCAGTTTTAAAATCACTTCCGCCCTGGAATCTAACTTTGAACGCAGAGGAAAAATTTATTGAAAATTTCGTAAAATCATGCAATGCTTTGAATGATGTGAAAGAATTCGCTGTAATTGCAAAAAACGAAAAGGTAGCCTTTGTGGTGGGACATTCAAATATTAATACAACTAAAGTATCTGTTACTATAGAACCGAAGTTGTATGATGACATGGCGGTCACATATTTTTCTACTAGTCAGCTAAAGGAAATTTTGACCGCTAATAAAGAAGCAAAAGTAGGTAAGATTGAAGTTAGCGACAAGGGACTCATGAGAGTTACTTTTGTAGTAGATGACTTCAAATCAACATATTATTTAGTATCAAAACAAGAAGTTAACGCATAGGAACAGTATGAATAATTCACATGGAATTTGGGCAGAGAAATACAGACCAACATCGTTGGGGACGTATATTGGTAATGATGATATAAAATATAAAGTAGAAAATATGATATTACACAATGATGTATCTCATTTGCTTTTGTATGGAAGTCCAGGAACTGGAAAGACATCATTGGCTAAAATAATTGCTAAGAATACCGATTGTGAATATTTGTATTTGAATCTATCCGATACTAACGGAATTGATACTGTCAGGGATGTAATCAAAGAATTCGCTAGCTCTGTCTCATTTAGCACCTATAAGTTAATTATCTGTGATGAGTTTGACGGAGCTACGCCGAATGCTCAGTCTGCTCTTAGAAATATAATGGAAACATACTCAAAAAATACCAGATTTATTTTAACATGTAATTATGTTGAAAGAGTTATAGAACCCATTCAGAGTAGATGTCAAGTATTTAATGTTAGACCCCCCTCAAAAAAAGAAGTAGCAGAAAAACTTGTATCTATTTTGGAAGCAGAATCTGTAAAATATGAAATACCAGATGTTGCCACTATAGTAGAGAGTTGCTATCCAGACATACGGAAGTGTATAAATTACACTCAACGGCAAGTTATGAATGGAACTCTTAATTTAGACAAACAGAGTTTAATCAATCAAGATTATAAGCTGAAAATGCTTGAATACTTAAAGACTGGAACTAAACCAGAGGCATTTAAAGGTATCCGACAACTATTGGCTAATAATCAGGTGAAAGATTTTTCCGATATGTATAGAACATTGTATGATAATGTTGATTCATATGCTACTGGAAAAGTTGCTACTGTTATTCTATTAATAGCTGAATATCAGTATATGGATAGTTTAGTAGTAGATAAAGAGATCAACGCTATGGCTCTCATAATAAAAATATTAGGAGAAATTAAAAAATGATGGAAACATTGATGCATACGATAGGAGTATGCCCGGATAGAATGAGTCATATAGATTTAATTGATGTATTTACAATATTTGGTTTTGTTGTTGCTTCTACTTGGTTATTTTTAAAATCGTATATAAGTATAGTATTTGAATTCATCAAATCAAAGTTCAAAAAATAAGGAATATAAAATGAAAAATAAAATACCAGAACCACAGATAAATTTGGATGTGGCATCCCTTCCAACAATGACTTGTATTCGTTGTGGAAATTTTACTTTTAACTCATCTTTCGTTATAAAGAAAATTTCGGCAATAATCTCTCCAACCGGAAAAGAAACTGCTGCTCCTATTCAGGTCTTTACATGTGTAGCATGCGGAACAATTCTCCCTCTCGGTGGTGAAGAAAGTCTTGACTTTATATCTGATCTAAAAAGTCAGCAACCAGCGCAAGAAGAACACGAACCACCAATTTTAAAACTGTATAAAGATTAATTTAGAGAATAGCATGCCAATTTTTGATTATAAGTGTGAAAAGTGCTTTCATAAAGAAGAAAAACTGTTTAAGACACATGCTGCCGTATTGAAAGAATATAGATGCAGTAAATGTGATGGATTTATGCTTCAACAAATTCCACGATCAAGTTTTGAGCTGAGAGGAAATGGATGGTATAAAGATGGGTACTCTACCAAGAGTACCCCTCCCCCACCCGTGGAGAGTGATTAATGGCACAAAAAACAATTTTTGATCACTTAAAGCAGCTCACGGAACATAATAATAATTTGTATTATGATAATTTGTCCGGCGATGATAAAAAAACATATAATACTTATATGATAACTAGATTTTTGTCTATGAATGAAAATTGGATAGATTTCGTGAATTATATTCAACGGTTTTCATATTTATTATCGCCTTCTAATTTTCATAAGATGTACAACGATATATTACCAAAGCAAAAAATATTTCTAAAGTATATAAAATCTACACATGAAAAGAAATATAATAAAAGTGTAATTGAAATATTAAAAAAACATTACGAATTAAGCGAGTCACAGTGTGAGGAATATTACGACATATTCGTTAGTTCGCCTCAGTCAACTAAAGAATTGCTTTCTTTAGTAAAATCATATGGAGCTCAATCGGAAGATTACAAAAAGATTGAAAAAGACATTTTAAAAGGAGTGTAATATTATGGAATATAATGTCTTTGAAAAACAAAAGAAAAAAATAAGTAAGTTATTGAATAAGCTATACTCAATACAATCACATTTGCAAGTTTTAGGTAAGGTTGAAGAATCTCAACAAATATATAATTCATTTACATACGAAGTTATTCAAGCGAATACACGATTGTTAACAAGAGAAGGATTCACATTATCATCGGATGATATGAAATATTTTAATAGTATGTGGTCTTATTTAAAAGAGCATTATCCAAATTTATAAAGGAATTTTATGGCAAAAGTAAGTTATAGTCAGTATTCAGTATGGAAATCTTGTCCGCATAGATGGAAACTTGCTTATAAGGACGGGTTGTCTGAGTTTAGCGACAGTATACATACGCTATTTGGAACGGCAGTGCATTATGTATTACAAGAGTATCTTAAAGTTATGTATAACGTCAGCATAGTAGAAGCTGATAAATTGGACTTGTCTAATATGCTTTTAACAAAGATGAAAGAATTGTATGTTGAGAGCAAAAAAGACGAAGGTTTTAGTGAATATACTAGCAAAGAACAAATGGGCGAATTTTTTGAAGATGGTTTAAAAATAATTGAATTTTTCAAAAAAAATAGATCAGACTACTTCTCAAAAAAAGGGTATTCGCTGCTTGGAGTAGAAATTCCTCTTGAAATAAATATAACTGATAATATTAAATTTGTTGGATTTCTTGATGTGGTCATAAAAGACGAAATTTCCGGTGATATTTATATACATGATTTTAAAACATCTACTATGGGATGGAATGATCATGTAAAAAAGGATGAAGGAAAAACTTCTCAATTATTACTATACAAAAATTATTATTCTCAGCAATATAATGTTCCAGTTGACAAGATACACGTACAGTTTATAATATTGAAACGTAAACTTTATGAAAATACCACATTTCCACAAAAAAGATTTCAAAAGTTTGTGCCGGCTTCTGGCAAAGTTACGATGAAAAAAGTTATTGATAATTTTAATACTTTTATTAATGAATGTTATGACAATGATGGAAACTTTAAAGACACCGAACATAAGAAAAATCCATCAAAAAAGAATTGTCAATTTTGTGAGTTCGCATCCAACCATTCTCTTTGTGATAAGGTGGCATGAACGAACTGAAGAAACTATCCTGCGGAATAAATTTGTCTACAATACTTGGAAAATCATATGAAAAAAATATAATTGATTTGATATCAATGATATGTGAAGATGCTATGACATTAAATGTGCGGCATATACACTTTGTGTTTTATCATGACAAATCTTCTGTTGATATTGATCTTGTCTCTTTTATGAGTCAATTAAATAAATGGAATAAATTTATTAAACTATGTGATATGACCGATTACAATTATAAAATAATATGGTTTTCCATTCTAACTAAAGATGAATTTCATTCCAGTTCAATAGGACGGACATATTATATACTAGATGATGTGTGTGAGTCATCGTTAACTTCCGCTCTTTTAAATTATTACACAAAAGTAAAACTACAATCTAAACTATTAAAAAATGGAAAATGATGAAAAAGTATGTTATTGGAGTTTTAGTATCTCAAGAATACAAAGACTTTTTAAAAATAAAAGAAACCATTTTTAATGCTAAAAAACAATTAAACGGATCTGTAGAAATTTGTCAAATTACTGAAAATAATATGTATCCACAAGTAAAAAAATTTGTTAATAGCATTGACATTCTTTATACCGATGTGCTAAGATATGACGAAGAGTTTAACATAAACTCGCATGATCAAAATGAGTATAAATTTTCTAAAAAATACCATCCAAAATACTTTCATATGAGAAACAGCAATTTTGTCTCGTATTGTGACGGAATTTTCGCTTTTACAACTAACACCGTAAATAAAAAAAGTGCAATTTATAACATTTTAAAATTGGCTGTGTCTAAAAAAATAAATTTAAAGATTTTCAAATGATATTTATTAGAACAAAATTAAAAACAATTTAAGGAAATAAAAATGTTACGAAACGGCTATCCTTGGAAACCAAAAACCGAGCGAAAAAAAATATTATTACTATCAGATGATGCTAGGTTGCCATCTGGAGTGGGTACTGTAAGTAGAGAACTTATTTTTGGAACTTGCCATCATTTCAACTTTGTTCAATTGGGGGCTGCATTAAATCATCCCGAATCCGGACGAAAAATTGACTTGAGTGAGGCTATAACAAAAGAACTCGGTGTAGAAGATGCAAGTGTATTTATATATCCATATTCTGGTTACGGCGATGAAAACATATTAAGATATTTATTAAGTGAAGAAAAACCTGACGCAATTGTACACTTTACCGATCCTAGACAATGGATTTGGTTGTATCAAATGGAAAGTGAAATACGGGAAACAACGCCAATATTTTATCTGTCAATTTGGGATGATCTTCCATATCCAATGTGGAATGCTCCATACTATGCATCATCAGATTTAATAATGTCAATTTCAAAGCAATCTTATGGAATCCACTGCAAAGTCTTAGAACAAGCTGGTGGTGAAGTTATTAAAAAGTAAATTACGGAGAATTTATGAAAAAAAGTTACACACCTTCCCCAGTTACAGTCACTTATGTTCCACATGGAATCAATGAAGATATTTTTTATCCAATACGAGTTACGGATAAGACTATATCATTACTACAAACTCAAAAAAACGATGCCGGTGAAGATATAAATGTAGAAATTGTAAAAAAAGATTCTGAATTAATTGAAGAACTAAAATTGAAATTATTTGGAAATGATATTCCAGAATTTGTAGTTTTATATGTCAATCGTAATATTAGAAGAAAACTTCCTGGAGATGTAGTATTGGCATATAAAGAATTTTGTGATAAATTATCGCCAGAGCAGTCAAAAAAATGTGCGTTAGTAATGCACACTCAACCAGTGGATGAGAGTGGAACAGATTTATTTGCTGTAGTCAATGCTCTTTGCCCCTACCGTGTAGTGTTTAGCACCGATAGATTAGATCCAAAATTTATGAACCTTGTATTTAATTTTTCTGATGTTGTTATTAATTTAGCAAGCAATGAAGGATTTGGACTCGGTACTTGTGAAGGTATGATGGCTGGAGTTCCTATTATTGTAAATGTAACTGGTGGATTGCAAGATCAGTGTGGATTTAAGTTAAATGGAAAATATCTTACTACCGAAGACTATCTTGAAATTCAAACTTTGCATGATAGAGATATTTGGGAAAATAATCCAGATTTAACTTGGGGTGAATGGGCATTTCCAGTATGGCCCAGCAATCGTAGTTTACAAGGGTCTCCATTAACTCCATATATTTTTGATGATAGACCTTCTTATAAAGAAGCTGCTCAGAAAATATTTGAAGTATACGAACTTGATAAAGAAGAGCGTCAAAGGCGTGGATTACTTGCAAGAGAATTTTGTTTAGATAAAGAAATTGGTATGTCTGCTAATGAGATGTGTCGTAGGTTTATCAATGATATTGATTCTTGTTTGAGTTCGTGGAAACCAAGACCAAAATTTGGCTTATATAAACGTTAAAAAGTTGTTGATTAACAATAAATTTTAATATTTATTTACATGAATGAATTGCCAATAAAATTTAACAAAACATTAAATCCTAAATTATGGGAGAATCATAATTTAAAGCCCGAAGTTAGTAAAGCACTTTTAAAGATTGCAAATGAATTTGTAAACTTTTTAAAAGTAGATGTTACACCAGTAGATATTGTTTTATTGGGAAGTAATACGAATTACAACTATACTGAATATAGTGATATTGATGTACACATCATATTAAATTATGAAGAGGTTGGCAATGATTTTGATTTGGTAAAAGAATATTTCAACTCAAAAAAATATATTTGGAATATGGAGCACGATATTCTAATAAAAGGATATGAAGTTGAGCTGTATGTTCAGGATGTGGATGAAGAAAATGCAAGCACATCTATCTATTCTCTGTTGAACAGAAAATGGATTAAAACTCCTAAAATGGATAAACAGTCAATAGATAAACACGAGGTTATGACAAAGTCTTCCGATTTTATTCAACGGATTGAGATGTCTAAAGGAGATTTAGAATCTTTAAACGATTTGAAAGATAAAATAAAAAAGATGCGTAAAAGTGGACTTAGCAAATCTGGAGAATATAGCATTGAAAATCTAGTATTTAAAACACTTAGAAATGGTGGATATATTAAAAAATTGATGGGCTATGCTAAGGAAATTTACGATAAAAAGTTGTCTTTAAAAGAATTGAATTAGTTTTAATAAATAATAATCAAGAGGTTATAATGAGTAAACCGTTACTGGTACTATCAGCACCTATAACTACGAGGTCAGGCTATGGGGAACACTCACGTGATGTGTTCGCGTCTCTATTGGACATGAATAAATTTGACATTTTAATACTTAGCCAACGATGGGGAAATACATCACAAAATGCTTTGGATGATAAAATTCCATTACATCAAGAAATAAAAAAACGTATTTGGATGAATCCAACTTCATTGCCGAAAATTCCCGATATTTGGATACAAGTAACTGTGCCAAATGAATTTCAAAAAGTGGGTAAATATAACATAGGTATTACTGCTGGCATAGAAACGACCTTGTGTTCACCCGAATGGATTCGGGGAATGAATAATATGGATTTAGTTATAGTACCTTCAAAATTTTCTAAACAAGTTTTTGAGCAAACACAATATGATATTTTAGATGAAAACACGCAGCAGAAAAAAGGTGATTTAAAATGCAATGTTCCAATTGAGGTTATATTTGAAGGGGCTGATTTGAGCGTTTATTTTGAAACCAATAATATACCATCTACAATAAGACGTGAATTAAACGATATTAAAGAAGATTTTGCGTTTCTTTTTGTCGGACATTGGCTAACCGGGGCTCTTGGACATGATAGAAAAGATGTTGGTATGTTAGTAAAAGTATTTTTAGAGACTTTTAAACGTGAAGAAAATCCTCCTGCTCTTATACTAAAAACTAGCAGTGCTACATTTAGTGTAATAGATAGAGAGGAGATTTTATTTAAGATAGATCAAATTAAATCAACTGTAGAACCAGATAAGAGTATGCCAAATGTATATGTACTTCATGGCGAATTAACTTCCGAAGAAATGAATGGATTATACAATCACTCTAAAGTTAAGGCACATGTGTCTTTTACTAAGGGTGAGGGATTTGGTAGACCTTTGCTTGAGGCTAGTTTAAGCGGAAAACCAGTCATCGTGTCTAATTGGAGTGGACACACCGATTTCTTACATAAAGATCATGTACTGTTAATAGGAGGTGAACTACAAAATGTACATGAAACCGCAGTCTGGGATAAAGTTATTCTCAAGGAAAGTATGTGGTTCTACATTGATTATAATCAAGCTGCTAATGCAATGTATAGTGTCTTCAAAGATTATAGGGGCGCTAAACATATGTGTGGTCCTCAAAAGGATTTCGCAAAACAATTTAGTTTGAATAATATGCACAAAGAATTCAAACGAGTATTTGATACTCAAATACCAGAATTTCCATCAGAAATCAAATTACAATTACCCAAATTAAAGAAAATTGAACTTCCAATGAAAGATAAAGATGCAAAAGTGTCCTAAGTGTGAAAAAGAAGAGTGTTACGTCGAAACACAAAATGATGTAGTATCATATGTTTGCTTCTCATGTGGGTATTATACAAAAAGTACTAATACAATAAAAAATTTACAATTTCAATCTGAATTGATAATGATGGATGCTGATATGAAAAAAATGGTTTGGCGTTGTCCGAAAGATTTATTATATTGGTACCCAATAACTTTTCAAATTCCGGGAGAAGGTGTTTTATATCCAGAAGGCGATGTCAACAATTTACATTGGGTTTATATGCCAATGATTGGGTTGACAGAAAAAGAGCAACGTATGAACCCAGGTATGAAAGAAAAGCCTGATATATATCGTAAAAAAATATATACATCGGAAAATCTTAAAGAAGCATTAAAATTATTAAAGGTTATAGAGTGATTAGTTACGCAATTACGGTAAAAGATGAACTACTAGAGCTAAGTGCTCTCGTAGACCTTTTAACTAAGCATATTAAAGATACAGATGAGATTGTTGTTGTACAAGATATTACATTTAATGATCCCAAAATTTCGGAATATCTAAAAGCACATCCACATGTGAAAAGCTATGGATTTGAGTTTAATAATAATTTTGCTATATTGAAAAATTTCATGACTAGCAAATGTAAAAATGAGTGGATTTTTAATATAGATGCAGATGAATTACCTCATGAAGTGTTATTAATCAATATTCATGAAATTTTATCTAACAATCCAGATGTAGATGCTATTTGGGTTCCGAGAATTAATATAGTGAATGGAATTACAGATGAACATATTAAAAAGTGGGGATGGTCAATAAATGAAAAAGGTTGGATAAATTGGCCATATGATGCTCAATGCAGAATTTACAAAAATTCAAGAGATATTTATTGGCACAAACCTGTTCACGAACAATTAGCAGGATCTTTAAAAAAAATAAGTAAACTTCCTGATGAGGAAGAGCTGAGTTTATATCACATCAAAGATATTGATCGCCAAGAAAAACAAAATAATTATTATTCTACTATTATTTAATAACTAAGGACACGTATTTATGGAAAAGGTTTTAATCACCGGCGGAGCTGGATATATAGGATCACAATTAACCGAAGAACTTCTTAAATTAGGACATGAGGTCTTGGTTTACGATAATTTAATGTATAAACAAACGTCACTTCTACACTTATTCAAATATAAAAATTTTCAATTTAAGCAGATTGATGTAACTCATACAGATGATTTGCTTAAGACAACCGCAGAATTCGCCCCAACTGTAATAATTCCACTTGCCGCTTTAGTAGGAATGCCAGCTTGTAGAAAAAATGAAAGTTTGGCTTGGGAAGTTAATTATCAGCACGTCGTTGATTTAATAAAACATTTTAATTCGTGTAAAATTATTTTACCAAATACAAATAGTCAATATGGAACATCTACTGATATTGTTACAGAAGACTCTCCAACAAATCCTCTCAGTTTATATTCTAAAACAAAGTGTGATGCAGAAGAGTATATGCTACGTGAATCAGATGGTATTTCATTAAGACTTGCTACTGTATTTGGATCATCTCCTCGTATGAGACTTGATCTGCTTGTAAACGACTTTGTTTATAGAGCAAAGAGAGACAAGTTCCTAGTTTTATTTGAATCCAACTTCGTAAGAAACTATATTCATGTTATGGATGTGGTTAAGGCATTTATCTTAATGATAGACAAATATGACGAACTTAAGGGAAATGTGTATAATGTAGGACTATCAACTGCAAATTTGACAAAATTACAATTGGCTGAAAAAATAAAAGAATATGTTCCTGATTTAGTTATTAAAGTTGATGATTTCGCTCAAGACGCCGACAAACGCAATTATATTGTAAGTAATGCAAAATTAGAAGCAACTGGATGGTCGCCTGATTATTCAATAGATCGTGGCATCGTAGAACTTTTACAATCATTTGACGTATTTGACACCGTGTTAAATAGGAATTTTACTAATTTATGAAAATTTTATTTTTAACAGAGAAATGGACAGACTGTGATCCAAAATTTACTTTGTCGTCACATTATCAGAACTTATTCTATTCTTTATCTGGGGTATCAGCTGAAAATGAACTTCTCTATATTCATTATGATGAAATTTATTATAATACTGGAAAGCATTTTGATGAATGGGCGGAAGATATAGTTAAACAGTATTCACCAGATTTGGTTTTATCTGCATTGGTTAATATGCCTGGAATAAGCCCGACTAAAAAAACTTTTAATATTATAAAAAATAGTGGAGCAAAAACGGTGGTATTTTGGCCAGACACTCATCCAGCACTATTAAATAAAATTACAGAATTATACGATTGTACAGATTTACATGTGTCTTGGGGCAATGAATCTGGACCAGCCATTAATAATAAACACATATGGATGTGGGCTCCACAAGATGATATCAATCTTTTTTATAAAGATACACAAGATATAGATATCAGTTTTATAGGAAGTCTTTGGCAGGGATATGGAAATTTTAGAATAAAATATATTGAATATCTATTACAAAATGGTATAAATGTATTTGTAAGTGGTGGATCTCGTGAGAACAAACTATCATTAGAAGATTATGCTAAATTTATACGCCAGAGTAAAATTGGATTAAATTTTTCGTATTCTCCGAATTTAGGTACTCCCCATCAATGTAAAGGAAGAGTGTTTGAAATAGTCGCTAGTAATTCTTTGTTATTTGAAAGCAAGAACGACAAGACTAGTTTACGATTTATTCCAAATGAACATTATATTGAATTTACGGATGAGAAGGATTTGCTTGATAAAACAAATTATTTTTTAAAGAATGATAAAGAAAGAGATGAAATTGCTAATAATGCACATAAATTTTATATGGAACATTATTCATCGTCAATATACTGGAAAACTATTTTTGAAACATTGGGGTTGATATGAATAAATTAGATGTATTATTTATATCCCCCGGGAATGCCGCAAGTATTTATCAAAATTTGTATGAAATATATTCAGCTATAGAACCACCAACATGGGCATTATTATTAGCAGAATCATGCAGAAGTGTTGGGTATAGTGTTGATTTGATAGACATAAATGCAGAACAGATATCCAATGATATTGTAATAGAACGAATACAGAGACTTAATCCAAGATTAATATGTTTTGTCGTATATGGACAGAATGTTAATGCTGGAACAGTCAATATGAGTGGGGCAGTTTATACATCTAACTATATAAAAGCTAGTGGAATAACAACTCCAATAGCCTTTGTTGGGTCTCATGTACAGGCTTTACCGATAAAATGTTTAGAGGATGAGCCATCTATTGACATTGGATTTACAAATGAAGGTGTATATGCATTAAGAAATTTGCTGTCAACAAATATTAACTTAGATAAGTTGGATGATATCAGAGGTATTGTTTGGAGAAAAAACGGCAAAGTTGTATTAAATGTCGCTGAAAAAATAGTTCCAAATAGTAGAATGGATATAGATTTGCCTGGATATGCATGGGATTTGTTACCATATAAAGAAACTCCACTTGATCTATACAGATCTCCGATGTGGCATGCTGAATATAAATTTGAAAATAGATCTCCGTATGCAGCCATACAAACTTCTCTTGGATGTCAATTTGCATGTGAATTTTGCATGATTAATATTTTAAATAGAAATGACGAAGATGAAATAGGAGTTGCTGGAAATTATAGCACTATGAGACATTGGTCGCCAGAATTTATTATCAAACAATTTGATAAATTAGCGGAAATGGGGGTGTATACAATAAAAATTACAGATGAGATGTTTTTATTAAATAAAAAATACTATGTTCCTCTATGTGAACTACTGTCAACTCGTCAGTATGCTAGTAAATTGAGAATGTGGGCTTATTCTAGAATTGATACAGTTAGAAATCCGGAAACCTTAAAACTGATAAGAAATGCTGGAATACGTTGGTTAGCATTGGGAATAGAAAGTGCTGAAAAAACTATTAGATTGGAAGTATCAAAGGGCAGATTTGAAGACGTTGATATTCATAAAGTAATACAACAAATTCATGATGCTGATATTGAAGTTATGGCAAACTATATTTTTGGATTACCCGGTGATACAATGGAAAGTATGCGGAAAACTCTTGAACTGTCAAAGGAATTGTGTACTTTAGGCTGGAATGCTTATGCTGCCATGGCTTTACCGGGTAGTCAGTTATATAAGGGTGCTATATCAAAAGGTATAGAACTCCCAAAAACATATGAAGCATATTCGTTCCATGGATATGAAACACTGCCATTGCCAACAGACACCCTTTCTGCTGCTGAGATATTAAAATTTAGAGATGATGCATATGTTGAATATCATTCCCATGAGCCATTTTTAGCTAAACTTAAAAATAAATTTGGGCAATTTGCTAGCGACAATATAACCGAGATGCTTAAAGTAAAATTAAATCGCAAACTATTAAAACATTAATAGTCAATACATGAAAAAAAATAAATTGGTTACGATAATATTTCCATCCCGCGGAAGATTAGAATTGGTCAAACAGTTGCTAAATTCAATTGAAACTAATACATATGACAAATCACAAATTGATGTCATTTCAATATGCGATCAGGATGATATAGACACCATAAATTTATTTTATGAAATTTCACCAACGTTGTCATATGATTTTAAGTTTATTAGTAGAAGAAAACATGATATTTTGGATTTGCCAAACGATTATTATGATTTGGGTCTTAAATTAGCACAAGATTCTTATTTTTTGTGGATATTAGGAAACGATTGTGAAATCGTTACGGAAAATTGGGATTATATGTTACGACAATCATTAACGTATTCAATTCCAACAATTTATTCTGATATTGAAAATAATTCTAAATTTTATTATATAAAAATCAATGACGACACACATATTGGTGATAATGGTGAATTTCTAAATAAGTACGATGATAAAAGTTGTTGTTTTCCATTATTATCAATGAATTATTACTATTCATCTGGCGAATTTTATCCAAAGGAAATACCAACGTGGGGTGGAGATAGTTGTTTATATATATTGACAACTAAATCAAATAAATTTTCTATAATTGATGCTTGTGATATATTAAAAATAAATCATTACACTTATATTAATCAAAGAATTGAACAAGATGATATATCTAAAAGAATAGAACGAGAACATTTGGATCGTAAGGAGGAAGTTGATGGTAGTAAATACGATTGGTGGTCTTTGCCAGAAAATTTTACAAAAATATTAATGAAGAGGAAACATATTTTATGGGACGAATAACTAAGGATACTTTAATAGAATTTGAAGCTGATATAGCTAGCTGTTTTAATAATGGTATTATCAAAGCTCCAGTACATTTATATGATGGAAATGAAGATGAACTGATAGAAATATTCTCAAATGTTAAAGAAAATGATTGGGTATTTTGTACTTGGAGGTCGCATTATCAATGTTTGTTAAAGGGAGTTCCCGCCGATGTAGTTAAGCAAGATATTCTTGATGGTAAATCAATAACACTATGTTATCCAGATTATAAAGTATATTCTTCTGCTATTGTAACCGGAAACATTCCCATAGCTACTGGAACTGCTTTTGATATTAAACGAAAAGGAGCGGAAGATCATGTGTGGTGTTTTGTTGGAGACATGACTTCAGAAACCGGAACATTTTATGAAAATTGGAAATACGCCGTTCAACATGATTTGCCAATCACATATGTCATAGAAAACAATAATAGGTCAGTTTGTACAGATACATATTCTGTGTGGAATGGATCCCCGACATTTAAAAATGAAACTAGAAAAATAATTTATTACGAATATACATCTAAGTATCCTCACGCAGGTGCTGGAAAAAGAATTCAATTTTAAGGAGAAATATGAAATATTTTGATGAATTAAAAAGATCAATGAGTTGGTTAGGTGAAAAAGAGGATACTGTTTTTCTTGGACAGGCTGTTTCTTACGCAGGAACTGCAATGACAAATACATTAGTTGATGTTAACAAGTCAAAGTTAATAGAAATGCCTGTAAATGAAGACATGCAGATGGGAATTAGCATAGGAATGGTATTGAATGGCACAGTGCCAATTTCAATTTATCCTCGTTGGAATTTTTTGTTATTGGCCGCAAATCAAGTTGTTAATCATTTAGATAAATTAAAAATAATGTCCAATGGAAAGTATAATTCAAAGGTAATAATTAGAACATCAATCGGTTCTCAGAGACCTTTGCATCCACAACATCAACATATTGCCGACTTTACTGCTGGATTTAAAGCAATGTGTGATTGGGTGGATATTATAAAATTAGAGGAACCTTCACAAATTTTTGAAACTTACAAATATGCTTATGAAAGAACTGATAATAGACCAACTATTATAGTGGAATATGGAGATTATTATAATGAAAAATAGATTATATGCAAAAAGAAATGCTAAAGCAATGGTAAATTTTCATCACCCATTAATGGATGATAACATTGATAGAGATGATATTAGAAGTCTAACAGAATTTCTTAATCAAGACCCAATTCCAAAACTTACCAATGGTCAAAAAGTAGTGGAGTTTGAAAAACAGTGGTCGGAATGGTTAGGAGTAAAGCATAGCTTGTTTGTAAATTCAGGAGCATCTGCTAATGAATTGACAATGCTTGCATTAAAATATATGAATAATGATGAATATGGTGAAATAATATTACCACCATTGACTTGGATATCCGATGTATCCTCTGTATTGTTTGCCAATTTTAATCCAATTTTCTGTGACATCAATCTGAAGAATTTATCGTTTGATATGGATATGCTTAAAACACTTATTAATGAAAATACAGTAGCCATTTTCGTAACACATGTTCTCGGAATAAATGCTTTAACCGATGAACTATTGCAATTGTGTAATGACAATGGTATTGCTCTTATTGAAGATGTTTGTGAAAGTCATGGCGTAACATTTCGTGGTAAAAAGGTTGGATCATACGGATTTGCAAGTAATTTTAGTTTTTACTTTGCTCATCATATGTCTACGATTGAAGGTGGGATGATTTGCACTAATGACGATAAATTTTATCAAACTTGCAGAGCTCTTCGTTCGCACGGTATGGCTCGGGAGATGACAGATGATGATGCGAAACAGCAGGTTATATCAGATAATCCCGATCTTAATAAGGATTTTATTTTTATACGACCATCTCACAACTTTAGAAGTACGGAGTTGAATGCAGTAATTGGATTGTCGCAACTTCCAAAGTTAGATGAAAACAATAAAAAAAGAATTGACAATCTTAATTATTTTATAGAGAAATTGGATTCTAATAAATACATTACTGATTTGGAAATTGAAGGACAGTGTAGTTATTCGTTTATAGTAATTCTAAAAGAGTTCTCAATTGAAAAGAGGGATTTAATTGAAAAGAAACTGTCGGCAAACAACATTGAATTCAGACGTGGACTGTCAGGTGGTGGAAATCAAACTCTACAACCATACATGAAAAACTTCTTTGAAATAGATCAATCTACATTACCTAATGTAAATCATGTTCATAGTTGTGCATGGTATATTGGAAACTATCCTACTTTAACAAAGGATAAAATTGATTATTTATTATTTTTATTAAACTCAATATAAGGAATTTTATATGTTAGTTGAATCAAACAAAATATTACCAGAGGTAAAAGAAATAACTATTGATAGATATGAAGATTACCGAGGACAAAATTTTGAAGTTTACAATAAAGAATATTATAAGGCTGTATACGACGGAACCTGGCATACGGATACCATATCAAGAAGTCGTTATGGAGTTCTCAGAGGAATGCATGGTGATGACAAGACACATAAGTTAATTCAATGCTTGTACGGATCTGTATTTATGGCTATTGTTGATTTTAGAAAGGATTCCCCAAACTATCTGAAACATACTATAATTACTCTGTCTGATACAAATAGAAAACAAGTGTATATTCCGGCAGGATTTTTAAATGGTCATGTCTGTATGACCACAGAGTGTGTGTTTAGCTATAAATTATCCGAACCATACAATTCAGATCAATATACTATACATTATTTAGATAGTGATTTAAACATTCAATGGCCACTTGTGGATGTAATAGTTTCAGAAAGGGATTTTAATGGCGACTTCATTAGTATATAGTTCTAATGTTAAAATTTTAATCATTGGTGATAGTTGTACAGATGTATTTATTTATGGGGCTGTCAATAGACTAGCCCCAGAAGCCCCCGTTCCGGTTTTTGTTCCCGACAGAGAAACATCAAATTTAGGAATGGCAGGAAATGTATATGAAAATATCCGTAGTCTTGGTGCACATGCAACTTTAATTACTAATAAGGATAAAATTACTAAAAAACGTTATGTGTATGAAAGAACTAATCAACTCTTAATACGCGTAGATAGTGATGACCGAGCTACAAGAATACAACAAAATATATTGCATAAAATAAAAAATAATACCTATGACGGAGAAGTTTACGATGCAATTATAATTTCTGATTATAACAAGGGATTTTTAGAATATGCTGATATAAAATATATTTGTGATAATAACAAAAATGTTTTTATGGACACTAAAAAGCAATTAACAAATGATTTTATAAATTGTTCTTTTATCAAAATAAATGAACATGAATATGCTGCTACTAAATATAAACTTACTGAAGAGTTGTTAGATAAACTTATAGTTACATTGAGTGGAAAGGGCTGCAAATATAAAGATAAATTGTATCCAGTAGAAGATGTTGAGGTTAAAGATTTATCTGGAGCAGGCGATACTTTCTTATCTGCTTTTGTATGGAATTATATCATGAACCGAGACATTGATAAAGCTATAGAATTTGCTCAAGTGTGTGCTACAAAAGTTGTTCAAAAATATGGAGTGGCAGTTATATGAAAACAGGCGTAATTACTTTTAATAGAAATGACGGATATAAAGAACGAGAACGCATAATTATTCATTTAAGAACTTTGCTTGATACCTTTGATGAAGTAAATTATGTTGATTGGAATTCTCCAACGCATAGTTCATTATACGATGTTATTCATGATATTCCAAATGAAGGTAGAATTAAACACTTTATAATTCCTCCATTTGTACATACCGCTATTGTAGGTGATAGAAAAGTTTCCAAATGTTTAGGAAATTTTGCTTTTAATATCGCATTGAGACGAACAGATAGTGATTGGATTGTTTGTACAACTACAGATAATATCCCCCCCACACGGGAAGAATTGCATAATATAATAGATAAAAGTGATGGTAATACATTTTATACATTAAGTAGACGAGAAATACAATATGATGATGCTCTAAAAAATATAAATAACCTACAGACTTTTAGAGAATCATTATCCAAGACTACAGAGCCTAGAATGTTTTATGCCCGAGTCACTCCAAATGACAATTATAGTATAATAAATTGCTGTGGAGATTTTCAATTAGCACCAACTAAATTGTGGTTGAATATTAAAGGGCTAGAAGAACAAATGATTTATAATTGTTTTTTAGATACTAATGTTCAGAAAAAAGCAGTTCTTGCTGGATATAATTTGCAAGCGATTTTTGATGTTCCTATGTATCACATGAGTCATAAAAATATTCTTCCTCAAGCGCATACTACTGAACTACACGAAGTAGCTGAAGAAGCACCTATTTATAATGATGCTTTAGAATGGGTTGAATATTTTACTGAATCTAAGAATGACGATAACTGGGGATTTGCTGACACCGAAATTGAATATGAATTAATATAAGGAGATCTAATGGCAGAAAGAAAGTATTTACCAACATTTGCAGAATTAATAGATAGATTAAGTATAGTAATATTAAAATCAATTTTCATTCCAGAAAATAAAGAAGCCTACGAACAAGAACAGGAACTTATTATTCATGATCTGGATGCTATTTTATGTGAACGCGGGGAATCCATAGTAGATGGAAAAATGATTAGAGCTATTTTAATGCTAATGCTTACCAACAGATATATTTGGGAAAATGAAAGTAAAGCAAGGCAGGGCGGTAATGATCAGGATAAATTACTAAAACTAACACATTCAATTAATGGAGTTAGAAATACTGCAAAAAATGTTATATCAAATGGGCTCGGTGAAAGAATAGATTTAAAAATTGATGCTTTAGCGGCAGAACTGACACAGGAGTTTGGTAATTGGAATATTAAGTGGTAATAATTTGGGACCTCTGTTAGTGTAGAATTTTAATAACTTTGTCAATTTATTAATAGTTATACTGATATTTATGATAGGTTTAATTAATATATTTATTCATTAACAGAGGATCCCATGTCTAGAAAATCTCAAGTTAAGCAGAATCCTACCGCCCCCGAAAAAACATCCCACCTTAGTCTAATTGAAGAACAAGAATCCCATCCATTAAAGTGGAGAAAAATTGATGTAAAGTTTAGAACTGAATCACAGGAAGAACTATGGAAAATATTGGAAAAAAATGAGATAACTCTTGTAACGGGGCCAGCCGGAACTGGAAAAACCTACATTTCAATAATGAAGGCTATACAATTATTGTCTAGAGATGAAACGCCTTATAAAAAAATAGTAATTATAAAACCCGCGATAGAGGCTGATGAAAAGTTGGGATCTCTTCCTGGAACAATGGAAGAAAAGTTAGATCCATATCTTTACAGTTATACTTACTTATTTGAAAAGGTGTTGGGACCAAGAAAAATGAAAAAATTATTAGATCAAGGAATAGTAAAAATTATGGCACTAGCATATTTAAGAGGTGTCAATATTGATGACAGCATCGTTCTCATGGATGAAGCTCAAAATATGTCAAAAAAATCAATAAAAACTTTACTAACCCGCATTGGTGAGAATAGTAAATATTTTATTCTCGGAGATGTTGAACAGTCCGATAGATTTTCCAAATTGGGAGAGATGGGGATATACCATGCTATGAAAAAATTGGAAGGTGTAGATAGAATAGGAACATTTTCATTTAAACCAGAGGATATAGTGAGAAATCCAATTATTAAAAAAATATTAGAAAGGCTAGATTAAACCTAATGACATATTATATTTTATTACCAGATGATAATAATTTTGATGCGTTGGGATCACAAAATGTTCTCGGCGAAGAAAGTTTTGGTTCATTTTATCCGGAACAGGGCTTTAATGCCCTGTTCCGTATAGTTGACACTTCTCCAGAACTTCTAAGTGATATACAAATATTAAATGATCGTGGAGTACAATTTACTTTAACTGAATTTCTTGACAAGTTAAATTCGTTATCTATCAAAAAGATGTAATTTTATGATACTATTTTATATTTATATATAAAAACAGTTAGGAAATCTATGTCAATGTATGAAATTGTTAGAAATTTAGTTGAAAGTAAACGAGAAAAAAGTTCCAAATATAAACGGTTTAAACAAGCCGTACTAACTCATTATGGTGTACATTCTCCAGAAGAACTGGATCCAAAAACAAAAAAAGAATTTTACAGATATATTGATAAAGAATGGAAAAGATATAAATCACAAATGCAATCTGATGCGAATCAGCAAATGTAATTAGGCTAATAGAATATGTATGATTTAAAAACACTTACTGAAAATTTTAAAAAATTTTTAAATGAAACTCCAGATAGAGTATTTTTTAAACTTGGTGGTAAGATTATAGATGCACATTGGACAGATGATGATGCTGTTGGATTTGGTTATTTGGATAATACATTTTATATGATGGATAATGATGGTGAAAATACTGCGAATCATCGTAGAATTGGAACGAGAGCGACAAATAATAAGAAGTCTATTCTGCGAAAGGATTTTAAATTTGCTGGTAGATTTTGGTATGATAAAAAAATAATCTCCTTTTGGGATAAATACCCCACTAGGCCAGAATTAGAAAAAATAATATCAGATATAAAATCTAACATAGATTCTCCTAATACATTTATTAACTATATAGATGATGTACGACGAGGAATACAAAATTTATCAATTGACAGCACGAATTGGATGATAGATGTGCCAGAATTTCAAGTAATTGATTATGCTTATGATAGTGAACTGGCAGATAAAATAGGAAAGGGATATCGTAGTGATAATTCTATATCATCCGTTTCAAATACTTCAGCATTGGTATATTTAAAATACTATAAAGGTACAAAAGTAAATCATGGGGATCAACAACATACTACTCCGCCAGCTGCTAAAATAAAAAAACCCG